CTGGTCAATGCTTTCCCAACGTCTTTCCTCGCTCAGGTACTGGTCATTGGTACTGGTCTTTCGACTTTCCAAAGTGATCCTTATTATAGTTATCTTTTCTATAGGGCAATCGGATTATCCGTAATCCGCAACGTCCTTAGCAATAAGGCTATTCCCGTAACTATTACCGCCTTACAACATCACAGGGTTGTCATGAAGGGGGTGCATTTTTATACAAAACACACAAAATATTTGTTTTTCAACCTAGGGTCTTAGGCGAGTCAAGCTCCTCTCAAAGAAGCTCGCTCTGCAGTTTTAAACTGCGGTAAAACAACAAACCGCTGTTGCTCTTCAACTCGTTCCTCACGAGCTTCAAGCTGATGAACGATCATGTTAAGTCTATTAACTTGATCGATTAAGAAATGGAGCTCTTCCTCCTCTTTCTTTCTTTGCTTCTCAGCAGCATTTGTGGTCAGACTCTGATAGGGAGCGACAGATATCCAGACCGTGCAATTTGTAGGCGACGAACCAACGTTCGCAAAAGGACCTACAGTTTCTCCTCGCGTCACATATTTGACCCATTGACGTGAGTTGTTTGTCGTGCCAGCCAACGTATTAAACGATGTGGCCCAACCAGCTGGCAATGCTGATGTTGACGTAATAGATGTACCATTGACCGTCAAACTTAAATTTACATAAGCATTAGCACCAAAAGTGATAACACCAGAGGTATCAACACTTATTGATGCCGCGCTGCCATCAAGAGTAGCAGCGTCACCAAGCAAATTTGCAGCAGTTAATGAACCACCACTGATAACTCTACCTCCTATTAAACCGTTAGGTACATTCAAAGCAGGGGTCCAAAATCGAACTGAGTAATCTATATACAGTTCTCCTATTCGATCTGAGTTATCTTGACCTTCAGTACAGATGTATGTAATACCTGAATCATAGGTCTTTATATCCTGATTGGCTGGAAGAGTTGTAGTCCGTACAAATCTTTTCTTGTAAGCAGCCATTGCTTGACTGCTACACCGATGAGAAAAAGAGGTCCAGGGCTGTCCTCTAGTAGCACCCATAAAATTCAACGCTTGTTGTTTATTTAAAGGTGGCAAATCGGCGGCATCATAATCCGTGGTCATGATGACTGTTCCTATTTTTGTTGAACTTTGAGCTGACTCAAAATCAAATTTCAAACTTTCGAAACGATACTGTTCAAAAAGGGGTGCAATTTGACTTAACCATGGACATGAGTTAATCAAACCCGGATTTAAAGAAAATCCGGTCGCAGTAAAAGCTGTTGTTCCTGTTACATCTTGAATAAATTCTCGATGACTCACCACTACGCAACGCTGTCCTCCAACACGTGGTTTTGACATTTCCTGCACAAAACCCGCAGCTGCTGGCGCACCGAGCATAATCTTTTTGGGCGGTCGTTCATTTCTCTTACGAGGTTTTCGCTCTTTCCGCTCTTTCTTAAGCGGTTTATTACGTTTTCGTTTCGGCGCCTTTTCTTTTTTGGCGACTTTTCTTCCTCTACCGTGCATTTCCACAGTTTGGAGGGCAATTTCTTCTACTTCTTTAAAAGTATTCATGTTCATTTTTATTGGGCTGTTCGTTTTCCCACCACAATAGAACATGCGAAATTCATCATCCGGGAGATATTGGGCTTTTGCTAATTTCCATTCTTTATCATGCAACAAAATGGGATCATATTTTTCTATAATATAATTAGCCAATGTTTTACACAAATTTCTCATTTCACGATCAGGCCATGTAACGCGCATTATAGCTAACACGCGAATCAAAGTCATTGTCGCATCTCCAGGATATTTCGTCCATTTAAGGGATTCCACTAGTTTTTCCGGGCATAGATCATATATACACATGCCTGCAATTTTCTTTGAAAAACTAGAGCTCAGGAACTCGACTTCTTCCAATTTTCTAGGTTCGTAAGAAGGGGATGTTGTTGTAACACCCACTGAAGAGAAAACAGCTGACACTGTTTTAGCGTTATAGAATAAATTTGTCAATTCATCTACAGTCCAAGTATTATCATCTCCTTGTAAGGCCATAATAACGCTTTGATCAAACTCTTCATAAGTTCGAAGTTCTTCTGAGGCCAACATGTACCATGCATACGCTAATAGCCAGTACAACGCCAAAGTGTTATCAACTATTGTATTTACACTTCCTGACGGATTTCCAGTTGTTTTCTGTACAATATTTCCATCGGCAGTTATAATAACACTATTCACTAAATTTTTATAATAATTACACATACGTTTATAATTCTCAGGTGTTTTATCTTGATCTCTCAAACAATTCCACCGAAAACGTAATATGCAATCAAATATTTGTTGGAATAAAGATGAATCGTATTCACTTTCATCTAATTCATATGCTATAGGGTCTTTAGTCTTAGGGTGGTTCTTTAATTTTTGATATAAAGAATCCCATCCTCCGTAAAAAGGGCAAAGACCAACGACAGAGGCAGTCTTAAGATGTGAGTCATAAAACTGATTGTTCATATCACCAAAAAGGCGATAACCTACAACCACTGCTTCCATCGGCGAGGCCGTAAAGGTACGTATCTTGTTCAAACGTATCTTTTCCTTCGGTCGAATTTCTTCTTTTAAACTGTTCACAAATATGAACCAATAATCATCTTGCAA